TCTTAAAAGATTGTCTGAACTTGTGAATATAGTTTTAGATGCCCACTTTAAACCGATAGCAATCTGGTTTGAAATTTCATTTGCTCTATATTGGATGTCAAACAATAATTCATAAATACCTACTCTAAACCATCTTCCATTCCATCTGCCTCTGTGATATTCTTTATAGGGCATTGCTGGAATCTCTTTAGCAAATAGAACATATTTGCCTTCAGACGAACCCATTTTCAATCCTGCACAAATTATCTTTGCAAGTACATATTTGTTTTCGTCTCCTCCAGCTTTTCCCTGTGCTTCAAATAATGCTGCTTCAGAAACTTCTCCATTTCTTTCATAAATTTCATAATATGGAGTTTCTTTATTTTCAGTCGTACCTTGCGGTGTTGCAGAAAATCCTTTATTTCCACAACTTTTGATTACTTCATCTATATTCTTCCAAACTCCTTTTTTTGTCCTTAAGTAAGATTGTGTTAAAATGTGTCTTTCAATTGCTGGAGTATCATTTAAAGTTTTAGCAGTCTGATTTATTACGTAAAAATTCTTTAAGTCTACTGTTTCATATCCTCCTTTTATTTTCTTCCAAACTACATTACCCCAACCAGAACCTTGTTCAACATCATCATTGATCTCTTCTGCCTTTCCAGTCTTTCTTAACCATTTTCTCAACTCTAAATTGCACAACATCATTGCACCCGTATCTTTCTTAGAATCAGAATAAAGTAGAATGTCTTTAGTGTCGAAGTCTATATTTTTGACTTCACTGTCAATTCTTGGAGATGAAATGTCAATCCACAATTTGTAGTTCTTTTGCTTGTCTACTTTTCCTTTCTTGTAAATTCCATTAGCAAAAAGAGAGATCCTTTTAACTAACTTATACTGACTAAAACGATAACCTTCAGAGATTTCAAAATCTTTTGTAAGGTAGTCGTTTATCTCATTTTCAATCAGAGAAAATACTTTCATTGAATAAAGTAATAATTATTTATATTATATATCTATTTTCCGCTTTAGTTAAATCGACAATTTTAACTGTGTGTTATTGAGCACGTCTATTTCTTTTTGCATGTACTTCCTGACTAATGCAGTTGCTTTATCTTTATATTCTGCTTTTATTTTGACAATCTCCATTTTTTGTGCGTTTGAAGGCACATCATTATACAAATCAATTAATTCTTTGTCTAATTCTTCGTAAGTTTTCATAATTTTTTTAAGTTTCTTATCTCGATTTCAATTGAGACTAATATTGCAAATAATGCCACTGACCAATGTGCATGAAGTGCAATCTGGACCAAAATGAATATAGTCAATAAATAACGTATTACTAAACAAATTTTTGTTTCTTGTTTCATAAAATGTTGGCCTACTTGTCTTTAGACTTTCGGCCAGTTTTTACTTCTTCTGTGTCTTTTAATTTCTTGTTTCTCCATTCTTCTCTTTCATTAAGTTCGTCTTCATAATCCATTATGACACTTCTCAAAGAACTATTACAAACCTGCATCTTCTTTAAAGTCTTTCAATTGTTGTTCTTCAGATTCCAGATCTTCTTCATTATCATTGAGATTCTTAGTTCTTGATTTTTCTATAATCTCTTCTATATCACGAGTTGGTTGGTTTTTCTTTTTAATATCTGGATGTTTAACGTTCTGGCTCATATTTGTGTTGAGATGGTAGTATCTATCATCTCGTTAATTAAAGTGTCTCCTACGAGGTCTAGCACACAATAAATACCTTTAAAATGCCTCATCTACCAAGTTTTCTTCATTTTCTGACTCTTCTTCATTGTCGTCAAAGGGTGCATTTGCTAATTGAACTTGATAAGCAAGAGAATCTAAGACATCGTCGTGTGCACCTTTTGGAAATGATAGTAATTCTTCTTCTAATCCTTCACATTCTCCAGTGATATGAATGATTGATTTACTTTCATATCTCGGAATCAATCCTCTAATTCTTGTTTCTTTTGCTATTTCGTTATGTTTCAAAGGAATGATGTTCAAATATTTATTTCTTCTTCTCATTTCATCATCAAGAAAAGGTTTGATTGCTTGCAAATAAATCGTTTCTTCTATTCCAATCTTTTCATAACCGTCTGTGTCGTTTAATCTGAATATCAAGTCTATAAGTTCTTTTGGATCTACTTTCTTTTGATAAGTTTTGATATGCCAATGATTTTCTTTATCTACAAAGTTGCAAGTTATACCAGTAAAATCTGCTGCAGATCTTTTAGATATTGCAGTGTCTATTGACATGAAATTCCTTGTCTTGACATTCAATACTTCTGTCCATTCTTTATAAGTAAACCAATGTTGTTTGAATTCCTGATTTTCTGATAAAATTGGTTTTTGCTGGTAAAGAGATGCAAAATTAGTAATGCCTATTGATTTTTTAATGCTTTCAATCTCTTCTAATGAATATCTTGAAGGCCAAAGAACTTCTCCTTTTTTTCTGTGCTCTTCATCTTCTTCTGCTATTGCTGGAAATGAAATTATCTTTGTCCTTGATGCTAATTCTGTGTTTTGCATTATTCTTCCAGCTAAATCATCTAAATGCCATCGAGTTAAAATCAACACTATTTTTCCATCTGGGTTTAATCTAGTGTAAGCAGTGGAAGTAAACCAATCCCATTGTTTATCCCTAATAACTTGAGATTCTGCTTCTTCTCTGTTTTTTATTGGATCGTCTATTATAAGCACATTCGCACCGCGGCCAGTAATAGCACCGCCAATACCAGTAGAAATATAACTACCATTTTTATTTGTCCTCCACTTTGCTTTACTTTGTTCATCTTCTTTAAGTGTGACACTCCCGAAGATTAACTTATATTCTGGAGAGTCAATTAAATTACGAGTTTTACTCCCAAAATCTACTGCTAGATCACCCGAATAAGATGCTGTAATGATTTCTTTGTCTGGATTCCTGCCTAAAAAATAAGCTGGAAAGTTGATTGAAGTCAATTCAGATTTGCCAGAACGAGGAGGCATCATTACGATAAGTACTTTCCATTCTGCTTCTCCTTTATCTATTTTCTCTAATTCTTTTGCTATAATTTCATGATGCCAATTAGGTTTATACCGAGGATTAGTTAAAATTGAGAAATCTATTAAAGAGTATCTCCCTAATTGCATCAACTGTTTCTGTTCTTTCAACGTATATCCTATATCTTCAATTTTATTCTGTTTTTGGAGAGATGTCGTTTCCATTTTGTTTCTTTCTTGTCAAGATTTCATTAAGTTGTTCTGGAGAAAGAACATTAGAGTTGTCAAATGAATGTTTGATCTTTTCTTCAATTCTGCTTTTCAATCTATTATATTCTCTTATTCCATTTAACTTTGTACTTAAATCTGCATTTTGCGTAATTATAAATTCTAATTGTTTGTCTACAAAAGGATCATTTAATCCTCTCAATTCAAGAATTTCATTTATTCTTTTAAGTATGTTACGGTTAGTTAATAATTCTGATGCTCTCACTTTAGCAGAATTATAATTAACATGATGTCCTTCTGAACTAAATGCTTCTATATAACTTTGAACACCATTAGCAAAGAATTCACTGTCACTAGCATATAATATACAAAATCTTTCTCTTTTAATAGTTAATTCTTCTTCAGATTCTTCTATCTCTTCTTGAGTATCTTCTTTTAATGGTTCTGTGATATTTGTATTTTCTTTAACTTCATTGGACGCAAGTTCAGAAAGTGGTTGTTTTCTTACTTTGTCTTTACATGACAAACACCAAGGTTGCCTGCAGATAATATTAGGATCTTTGACTCCACAATCACCCCATTGGATGTTTTCGTCTGTTTGTTTTTCTGTATTGTCCATATTAGTATTATATATCTAAAACTGAGAGTTTGATACTTTAGAATAACTTCTTACTCCACGTTGCTGGAGTTAATTCGTTAATGATCTCTAAGTCCAAATGATAATCAAACTTCTTCGTACCTTTCTCTTTGATATAGTCTATAATCTCTTGCAAACCTTGTTCTAACGTATAATGCGTTGAATATCCTATCAATTTCCTTGCTTTTTCTGCAGAACATGTAGCATATTTGACTTCTTGCGGTCTTCCTTTCATGTATATTGGGTTTAGATCGAATTTTAATAGTTTTGCTATCGTTTCTGCCAATTTGTTTAAAGTGATGAATTCTTCATCTGGACCAACATTTATAGTCTCTCCTTTGACGTTATCTGCAAAAGCAACTTTTGCTAAGCAATCTATAACATCATTGACGAAACTAAAGCATCTCATTTGCATGCCATCTCCATAAATGATTGGTTGTCTTCCTTGCAACATCAAGTTAATCATGATACTTGCAGCATTTCGATATGGGTCATCATATTTCTGGCGTGAACCAATAATATTGTGAGGCACTACTATTACATATTCAAGTCCATGTACTTCACACAAATTTCTTACCATCAATTCTGCAGAATATTTACTAATACCGTATGGATCTTGAGGTTTTGGTGTCATGTCTTCTGTGAAAGGAACTTCATTAGTACCATATCTTGCCATGCTTGAACAATAAACAAATCTCTTGACTTTATTTGAAATTGATGCAGTTAAAAGTGAAACTGTGTTTTCGAACACGTTCATACTAACAATAGTTGGACTAAACACACTTAACCCTTCATATGCTAGTGCTGCTGCATGATATACTACATCACATCCTTTAGTGATCTTTTTCATAGTCTCCAGATCATTACAGTCATTCTGATAAAATTCTACACCCTCTGGAACATTACTCAAATATCCACCTATAAGACTGTCACAACCCACTACTTCATATCCTTCTTTAAGAAAATGATCTGCTAGATGACTTCCTAAAAATCCTGCTACTCCAGAAATAAATATTTTTTTATTCATATTTTTTAGTTTGTTCCCACAATTCAGAATTGTATTTGTCTGACACCTTTAGAAGTTCAAGATCAACTCCTATATCATTTCCGAATTGTATTAATGCTCTAGTATCTTTAGGAAAGCATTTACTGACTGTATCATCACCATATCCTCTGTAACCATCAAAAAAGATGTCTAAATGTGAATTTCCTATTCTTTTATCTCCTTTGACTGCATCTTTAACTTCTTCATAATCTACATTCAGTTTTTTGCATATATCATACATCTGGTTTGCAAATACAACTTTGAGAGCAAGAAAAGAATTTCCAAAATATTTGACCATCTCTGCAGACGTAGCAGGTATTATTCTTTTAAACCTAGATTTTGGAAGTTGCTTCATTACTTTCTTTGCTTCTGCATAAGAACGTTTTGAATATCCAATTATCTGTCTTTCTGGAAAACACATATCTCTATCTGCATTCTTTTCTGTCAAGAATTCTGGATTAAAGACGATCAGTAATTCTGAGTACTGTTCTTGTAGTCTTTCTGTCGTGCCAGGTGTGACTGTTGATTTTATTATGACTACTTTCTTACTTGTCTTTTTCTCGTTTATTGTCTTTATGACATCTTCAACTATAGAAGTATCACAATGAAAGTCTGTAGTAGAAGGAGTTGGTACACAAACATAAATATAATCCATTGCTACAGTATCATCAATGTTTCCGATGTTTTTTCCTTTGTCGTATACTGACAATTCGAAAATATCTAATTTTTT